ATTATTCAGGAGTTTTGTTTTTGGGTTTGGTTCAAACTTTCCATAAATTGTCCCATCAACATTGATATCCCTTTGATATCCATAGTCAATAGCAATTTGATAAAAATCTCCACCAGAATAATTAATCTTTTCAACATTAGTGACAGTGCCTCTTGCTCCTGTCTTGTTCTGATAGATTGTAAGATTTTTTAAGTCAAGAGGATTGCCCAAATAAGATTCAACTACAAAATCTTGTGTGATTCTATAGTCAGCATCAGATGGTTTGATGAGAAACTGACTGGGTTTGATAACCTCTACATCACTTCCATAGAGTGCTCTAAAAAGAATTTCAAATGATTGATCTGTTCCTTTTGAGTTATAGAAACTATTGGCGTTAAAGATGAAGTTTCTTTGATCAAGTCCAGAATAAAGAGTTCTTTCTGAAAATCCAGGAACAAATTGATTCTTGATTCTTTTGAAGAATTCCTGTAAGAATCTTACATTCAAATTATAGATTGTCGCACCATCAGTGTGACTTGCTACCTCTGATTGTTCAAATACAAGTTGGTCAGGGGTATTGGTCCCAACATAGGTTGTAATGCCACTGAAACCCCTTACGCACCCCTCAAAAGAGGTTTCTGTCTTGTACTCATATGTAATGATTTCATTATCAATTTGAATCAAACCATTATTATCAGGGAAACCATCAGTAAAATTGCCATCGGCTGAAGTAGCAATTGAGGTTTCAGTATATTGAATATTTCCTTCTAAGACAGTAGAATTCTTAAGGTTGAACAATTCATCAACCTTTACGTATTGATCCAGATTTTGAATCAGGTCGTATGTGCCACCCTGATATTCCTGGGAAACATAATACTCTTGAAGAAAGTCAACAAGAAGCGGAAAGTCATCCTTTACATACTGGGGGACTTGACTCGCTACGATATCTTGAAACTTAACTCTATCTACTGCCATTTTCTATTAAGATGACTGATTGGTTGTTTGAGTTGTTGTCAGAACTGGTGTTCCTCTAACAATACTTCCATTGGAGTAACTGGATGTTACAATGTAGTTGCTGCCTGAAACATCATCACCAGATGCTATCTGATCTGATACTGTATTGACTACAACGTTGTTTGTATCAAGTTGGAGATATAAATCTTGCAGTCCTATGACATCATTAGAATATGGAACAGCAGAAACTTCAATAAGAGGTGTCCCTCTATTTACGCTAGTAGAAATGATCTTAATTGGGTTCAATTTGATTTCACCCTTCACATAATCAATAGTACCAATGTTTTGCTTTACAATGACTGGTTCAGTTGGAGAGTTCAGTTTAAATAAGAAAACCTTACCAGTTTTGAGACCTGGATTTGGAGTATCTCCAAGATAAACAGTATCAGCAATACCACTAACTTTGAATGCTGATGACTTAATGTTGTATCCTACAACAGTTCCATTTGAGATAGGACTATGACCATGATTCTTGATATAGAATCTATTGCCAAAGCACAACTCATACTCAGCAAAGGAGTCCAGAACTGCTTCCAGATCTCTTCTCATTTGAACTGTTGTAATGTTAGAAGTGATAGAAGCATGACTATCATCAATAATCTTTTGATACTTACTATACTTAAATCTAGCACCAAACTTATTCAACTCTGTTGAGTTGGCATATGAATTGATATTATTGGTGACCAGGGAACTTACAACACTTGGTGAAGGTGCTTTGTTTTCATTATAGTAAACATAAGAATCAGTCTCAACATATAGATACTTAAGATCTACCAACTCACTTACAATACCTGCAACTGAGTACTTTCTTAATTGACTGGAGATATCCTCCTTAATGCTATTAGAAAGATAAACACCATTTTCTGGTTTGACACTGATGAAAACCTTACCATATTGAGGAGGTGTCAGTTCTTCTCCCCCAAAGGCAGATACAGATTCTGCTTCTGGATAGATTCTAGGAATCAATGATTCATAGTCTGCTGCTGTTACAGCACGGTTTTGGGATGCATAGATTTGAGGAGCATTTTTCTTTACAGACTCTACACTCTCAATAGCAGCACCACCAAATGAAGTTTGATCTGTTGTGATCAGTGAAATGCCAGTAGTGATAGGTGTGTTATTATTATCTACTAACTGACCTGCAAAGGTGAACTGTGAAATATTATTTCCTGTTTCGCCACTAGATGTAATATAACCAACTTCTACAATATTTGGTTCTTCTAATTGAATACCAAATGTACCATCACCAAATAAGAGTTCATATCTTTCATTCTCTATTTCTTGAATGAAATAAACTGGTGATGATGAAGTGACATCATATAAACTATTGAACTGTTTGAATGTACGAGTTACAGTTGATCCAGGTGCTTCACGAACTGAAACTGTAATCAAATCAGTGTCAATGCCACTGTTAGTAAGAATATATTTTTGATTAGGTGTTCTGGAACTTACATTGAATGATTGAGTGACATGTGTTCCCTCATAGACATCAATACTATTAAACAATGCCAGACCATTACTATTCACTGGAACAGTAATGTCATTGGGGATGGAGAAGACATAATTCACATTAGCAAACACATTAGAGGAAACTAATGCTATTCCTTTCTTTAGAGTTACAGAAACAGCAGTGGTCCCTGATGTATTAACTGCAAAAGAAACTTGTGCCTTTGCTGCATTCCTTGATCTAGGAACATAACCTATATTCCTTGCTAATGAAACAACATTCTCCCTAAGAGTTGCTCCATCAATAAACACATCATTGGTTACCATATTGGCATTGTATGAGGTGATATAGGTATTATAGGCAAGGATGTCTATAATAGTGGATAGATTAGATCCTTCATAATCATAATCAGTGAAGTTTGAATTCGCACGAAGATAGTCCTTAATGGACGTCTTTATTTGATCAAAATCTAAGTTGCTGAAATTAACTAAAGGCATTTACCTAGTGGGTTCTAATGCGAATGAGAGTTCTTGTGCTTGTGCATCAATACCAATAATATAATATTGAATCTTTACATCAAAAGCATAACCATCTGGATTTGCTTTTACTATAACTTCATTCAGTTTGACTCTAGGTTCAAAGTTCTCAATAGTGTCACGAATTTGTGAACGAATATTGGATGCTGTAATTGAATCTAGGTTATCAAATAACAATCTACCAACGTCAGAACCCAATACTGGATTAAAGGGTCTTTCGCCAGGATCAGTAAAAATCAAATTACGAACAGAACGTGCTATAGCATTTTGATTAGTAAGACCAATCAAATCCTGATTAACAGGATTAATTTGAAAGGTAGCACTTATGTCCTTAAATGGTTTACTGACCCTTTGAACAGGCACATTGATACAAGAATTCTACCTTATTTAGTAGTCTAATCCTCAGTTAATATTTGAGATTCAGTTTCTTCAGCTTCAAATAAACCATCAGTATTCTTTTTTGCCTTATTCTTTGGCGTTAACTTATCATTAGCAATCTCACGTAACAACTCACCATCACTAGGTGCAGTGTTCCAGTAGTTTTTGTGCAAATCTGCCATAGTTCAACGATTGATGGATTCTTCATTATCTAGGTGTGTGATCTCATACATGTATTCATCACTAGTTTCAATCTTTCTTTTGTTCTCCACTGAATATACAGTGAGATCAATTTCATAACCAGGATTCTTTTTAATCCTTTCAAAGGTCCATGCATCATCATACCAAATGATCCTATTATTAGGATAGGCATAATAATTACCAGTTTCCATTTTGAACAAATGGGCACACTTATGTTCAGGTGTTTCTGAGAAGTTCAAGTCAGGTACACCTTTATTTTCCCAAGACCAATCCAAAGTGAACATATATTCACCAGTCTTCTTTGTGCCATCAGGACGAATCAACTCAGCATTCAAACCTGCTAACCTATGTCGCCTCTGTACATCCACATAAGGAGAAAAGCAGTCCCAGTACATAATAGTCTCTAAAGGTTCTATCTCAGCATCAGGACGCCAGCAGAAGGCATGTAGAGGTCTTCTAGTCCAGTTTACACCATTCTCTAGGAATGCTTCAAACAATGGCACACGCTTCTCTATACTAGCAACACTATGCACATCACATCTTGTTACTTCACCATGACCCTTCTTATGATTAAACAGAAACTCATTACGAATGTAACAAGACCAATCTGGTAAACTATGATTTAAATAGGCCATTCTCGTTCTCCAGGAAAATAATAGTCTAATAGTTCTTCATTGGCATCTATATTCCTTGTGGCATAAAGACAACCATTGTCTTTATTATAGGACACATTTGGATTTAATGAGTGGTTGATATAATACTGTGGACCTAATCTATCCAAGTCATCATCCACCCAAAATCCTTCATCATCATAATATGTTAATTCTTTCATCTTCTTACCTACATCACTAGGTACTTGACTAAAGAGGATTTTTTCGCGGTTTTTTGGTTTAAAAATAACAGTATCAGCAGGTATCTTCACCAAAGAAAAAACACCCACCCCATCACACACTGTACTTGGTGATAGGTAGGTGTAAAGTGAGGTATTCATTTATATCAGCGCCCTTGACCCCTATAACGCTTACGTGCTTTGTTTCTGCTAGTTGCAGCATATTTTGTATGCTTACCTGTTCCCTGGCGGGATTTTTTAGGTTGTGCTTCAATGAATGCTGTACCTAGCAGTGACTTCTTAAACTTTGCCATAAACTCCTTTATTTGCCTTCATAGTATACTCATTAAAAAAGAGGGTGTCAACCCTCTCTTGATCAAATGATCCTAGTCTTCTCATGTCCAACACGAATACGAGGATCACACCAGATCTCATATCCTGCATCAATAGCATCTAAACAGAATGAAACATCCTCTCCACACATATCTTGTACAGCACCAGATTCAAAGACTTGCATCTTAGGAGCAAACCAAGGATACTTCATTGCCTTATTCTCAAAGACACCTTTCTGAATCATAACCCATCCAAAACCAGTGTAATCAACAGTAAATGGTTTCTTACGCTTAGTAATACCATCTACCATCTCATGATTCATTACACCACCATTATTACGGAAATCATCCTCATCTAACCAGTGTGCAACACTTGTAGTACGCCCATCTTCAGTACTATACCATCCAGCAGTAATAGGACGCTCAGTACCATCCTCATCTAATGCCAGATCACATAACTGCCAAAACTTCTCAGTACTAAACACAATATCACTATCAATCCACAATTGATAATCATACTCTAACTTACCATCCCAGGGAATCTGATCAGGTCCACGCAATACATTTGCACCAAGACACTTACAACGTGCAAAGTTCACCATTGAACTATAGTCTTGACTGATCTGAATGCTCATACCATTCTGAACCAAATCAAAACATAACTGAACAAAGTTCTTCATAAAGGTATATGAACATCCACGTCCAGGTAGGCAGAATACAATTGCCTTACCTCGCATTCGCGCCTTGATGGCATCATAGTCCCATTCTGATTTCTTCTCTGGGGCTGCTGCCTTTACTGTAAATCCTTTTGCCATTGGAAATAAATCACTCCATTTCAATTCTTATTATATCAACCTATGTATATGATGTCAATACTACTAATAGGATGCTTCTTCACTACCTATGGAGAGTTTATCCACCAATTCATATGATAGATCATCCAGACTATAGTCAGTCTTCATTACCCCCACCAGATTACTCAGTAACTCCCAATTATTCCTAAATTGGTCCTCACTCAAACTA